TCGCTGGGGTCTTGCCTTGCGGGTAGTACATCACTTTCTCCTTTCAATGAACGGGTTGAGATGCGCTCGGCTCTGTGGTCTACCAATCTAAATCCTAGGATAGTCGGTACGGGGTTACTGCTGCTGTCATCGACAAGAAACCGACACAACATAGCCTTCCCACCACAGAACTGAACGCACCTCTCTACCAACCATTATACTACCTGTTGTCAATAGAAATTAGATATATCCACAACACTACGCCTTAGGCGGGGTAAGGAGGTCGCGGAGGTCGAGGAGGAGTTCAAGGATGAACATAGTGGACATGCGTGCTTTTTGGTCTGATTCGTCCCACGCATCTTCTATTTGCTTTCGTGTTCTCATATCATCTATACCATTAGCTTAGTAAGTTCTCCTCCAAGAAGGTGGTCATAGGTGCTATCATAGTGATGTACCCGTTTCCCCGACCGCTTGAGATTTTCTATTCACTGATACTACACTCCACCCAAATGGTAAAATGTAGTAATCAAACATCTTCGTGGGGATACCTTCTATATTCCCATTCCAGTCCTGCACGAGTGTCATTGGTTCATCGGGACTCATATTAGTGCAGTGAGAGCTTCACGAACAGCAACAAGTGTCATCGTGCGACTTGAATGGCTTGTTCTTACTATTTCGCCGTCCTTTGTACTGTCTTGAATTAGGAACGACTTCTCTAAGTTATTTATCGTCTCAATACACATCCCCACTGTTCTTTCTCGTTCTTCTTTATGGTGTTTCCTAATAAACAAACCCACTTCCAGCGCAATTGCGTTAGCCAAATCGGAGTCCATAACTTTCTTCTTATTTTTCTTACTGCACCAACCGCGAGCGATTGCACCGAGCAATAACGCGTCGTTATCTTGACAGGTCGGACATCCAGCACCTTTCGGAGCAGTCCAGCTCGTGCCATCTAATTTACAAGTTTTTGTTTTCATACTATTTATTTAATCTATTAACTCTCTCCAAGAAGGTGGTCGGGGTCTTCATAGGGATTTCATTCCTCGGAATATATTGTCGTACTTCTTCATTGAACGTATGTGAGTCTCCGAGTCCATCAAGCTCGGCGTGTTTGGTCGGCAGTAGCAGTACGAGTCTTCGTTCTCGCGTCCCCATTTCTTTGGGTCTAGCATCTTCGTTGCACCACACATCTGACACTGGTATTTTTTAGTAGTCATACGCTAAGTATACGCCCGATGTCGAATAAAGTCAAATAATACGCCATATTTTGGCACTTTCAGTGGCGTACTTCCTAGTCCGTACAGCCAATAGTTGCGAATACTTGTCAAACGGTGGCGTAGGTACGTTAGAGATTTGTGCTCGGCATCGTTCCAAACCTCCTGTGCGACCCGTACAGCATCTTTTTCTCGGCGTTTCATAGTGGCTTTGTTGACTTAACCCATATAGCGTACAGCCCACAGTCGGCGCACTTAATTTGCATATACTTCTTACTCTTTTCCTCTGCCCACGCTTGCCATTGAAGATAACCTTCGGGACAGACGGTATGCTTCTTCCAGTTTTCACAATGGTACGGGTCAATGTACTTCTTCGGTGTGTATAGTTTTTTTGTCATACGCTATTTCATTAATCTATTAACTCTCTCCAAGAAGGTGGTTGGGGTCATAGGTCTATAATCATTTTAATCTCGTTCAGCATTTCAGACATCGCGTCATTTTCTTCGCGTATGCTATCGTTCTCGTCCTGAAGTTCCTCTACATACTTCTTTGAAAGAGCGAGTTCCTTTCTCATCTTGCCCTCGGTGATATAGCCGTGCCGCTCGCCGCGCCTTACTGCTCGCTTTGTTTTGTTTCGGGGAGTTTTCATACTATTTATTTAATCTATTAACTCTCTCCAAGAAGGTGGTTGGGGTCTTCATAGGGTTATTTGTTACTTTTAACATACCTGTCGTACATCACTATCGTTCCAGCCGTTGCTACATTGAGTGAAGACACCCCTGCGCTCTCTATTTCAATCACCCGATTTCCTTTTTGTAGTTCCATAGGAACACCTCGGTCTTCTGCTCCGAGAACATATATCGCTTGTTTTGGATGATTGAGTTCCTGTAACGGCTTTCCTCCTTGCTCAATAATTACGATATCAGCTTCTGGCGGTTTTGAACTTAGAAAGTCCTCCCACGTTGCATAGTGGAACAGAGGAACGTGTCGTGTACTCTTTAGCGTATCAGTCGGTTGATACTTATATCTCTCTCCAATCGTGAATATGAAATCCGCGCCCATTATGTGAGCTGAACGCCAAATCGTACCCATATTGTCGGTGCATTTTGGCTCGTATATTCCTATTCCGAAGTATCCTTTTTTCATACCATCTTCTTAACCACTTCCACAGCGGCAGAGATGCCTGCGTTGAAGCCGATACACTCATCGCACTCTTCACGAGCATCAAGACCATCGTGGGAAATATCTTTCATAAGCCCCTCCATCTCTTTGACCAAAGTGGAGAGGGTGGTGGAGACAATGTCGCGGAGGTCTTTCTTCGTCATCGGTCTTACTCCAAATCCATCGTCTGACGGTAGGAATAAAAACTCGCGCTCATTTGTACCTAATAGAACTCTCACTTGCTTCTCCCACTCAACAGACTGGCTCACGGGCGATTCTTTGGGGTGGATAGGGAGACCACATTTCATATAATCATTTGTAGATGAGCAGATGCCTTTTTTACAATCTGCGCACTCCCTTGGCTTCTTGCACTCACAGCACTTCACTTCGCTTGGGGGGTTGGTCATAGGATCCATATTATATTATCGCACGTTAGATGTCGAGACAGTAACAGTGGATATCTCTTTCGCACGGCTTATTGTAAGGCTTTTGCGCTTGGAGCGGGAACGTTCGAGGAGCCATGTACCTATACTGATAATGTGAAACTCACGTCCTATAAAAGCAACGACACATGCCGGGAACTTCCGTAAATAAATATAGTCCGGCTCGCCGGCCTCACCACGAACCCGAATGAGTACGCCTTTGTCGCTTGTCACTGCCGTTAAATATTCCGCCTGATGATCCGCAAGGGCCGAAAAGGGGATACTGCTCCCCGACGATTGCTTTATTTCATACGCACACGAGTATGATGGGTTGGCACGAAGCCAGTGACGAAACTGTAGGGCGCATTTAGATTCCAGCATAGACACGTTCTGAAAAGTCGCACTTGTTTATAAGCGACCGATCTACCGCTTCGTCTACACCCCCTTTCACCACCAGATTGATGTAGAGGTTCTTCTTGAGGGCGTTAGCACGTAATATCCTCCCTTGAGCTTGCGAGTAGTCCACGAAAGAGTAGGTGCGCGAGGCGAAGACCATAACGGGGTATTCAGGAAGCTCCCAGCCGGCAGAGATTTGAGCTTGGGCGATAAAGATACATTGAGATACTTTGTTCGCCTCTGCGAGCAATAATCCTCTATCTTTCGTGTCACCTGTGAGGGTGAGGACTTTATATCCCTCGATCTCCAGAGACCTCTTGAGTGCCGCAATCTGTGCCCGATACTTTGCAAAAATGACCATACGAGGGAATTCTTCAGCAAGTTCTATGATACGCTCTACTTTTTTATTAGGGAATATTTCTCCCTCACTGAATTCATCCCCCGCCAACACACCATTTTCAACCTGATGGCGCTTGCCGATACGGACAATGGGTTCCGGATATTCCATAGGGAGCTCCTTGATACGGGCTTTTTGCGCGGCGGTAAGCTCGATGTGCTCAGTGCGAAACGTCTGGTCTGGCACGTCGAAGAAGTCTTGGAGGCGACCGACATACCCTGTAGCTCTCACGTAGTACGCGAGGTCATCTTTCGTCGCCTTATCGCTCTTCGGTACCCATACTTCCCTCCCCGGCATCGGAAGCCGAGAATAAAACTTCTGGCGGAACGCGAAGAAGTCTTGCATCGAACCATCTCGCTTGCCGAGCAATTTCATTGCCGCCCACACTGTAAACGGTGACTTCATAATCGTCGCAGTCGCCAAATACAATCGTTCCGGCTTTGTGCGCTCGAGATAGGACTCGAGCGCCTCAAAGAGCTGTGATGCTTTCGGTATCTCCTTCTTATTCCTGTGACGCGTGTTCGGGGTCACGCCGAGGACTGTGTGGGCTTCATCGACAATGACCGTATCAAACGCCGGAAGGGTCGCATGGTCGCGGCGGAAGGTTTCTTTTGATATGACAGTCAACCTGATAGGTAATCTAGATTCATCTTTAACAAACTTCAAAAACTTCTCTTGAGGAGTTGTAAGATTAAATAATTCTCGCTCCCAATTACCATCTTCTCGCTGAGTTTTGGGACACACAACAAGAGTGCGACCACGCGCAAGAAGTAACGCAATCCGCGTCTTCCCGCTACCGGTGCCAAGGAACAACCCGCACTTCTTCGGGTCTTCGTCGATTATTTTCTGTTGGTGGGAGTAGAGATTCATGACCTAAAAATAACAACCATACTAGGAAACGGTGCACTGTTTTTGTGCCCACCGAACTTCAGTCGGCCTTTGATAAAACGTATTTCTGCTTTGTTGTAGATGTAGTCGTGGAACCAGCGCGTGTCGGTGCGAGCAGGAAGTAATGCTACCGTGAGCTTGCCCCCCCCGGTTGCACACTTCTTTACCCAGTCACCTATAACACGCCCATAAGGCGGATTGCAGAACACTCGAGCGCCTTTCCAGTCTTGTACGAGTCCATCGTCTTCTTCAGTATAGAACTTCACGCACTTTGCATTCTCGTTTGTCGCACATGGATCTAGATTGAACTTAAATTCTTTATCGAGTACATCGAAAAACTCTTGAGGAGTACTCCACTCTACTGTCTCAGATGAGAAGTGGACGTTCATACCTCCATCAACTTCCTATAAACCGAATAAGCTGTCATCGCCCCGTTCATCCCTCTGTGCACCTTCGGCTCCGGCGGTATGTTCAGATACGAGCAGACGGTCTTGAGAGCCCAAGATTGCATTTTTGAGTGGGGAATTTTCGACCATGCGAGGGTCAACAAATCCAAACGATGATAGTGGAATGGATCCTCAATCCCCGTCTTTCTAAAGGCCTCTTGCATGAATGACCAATCAAACGTGACTGAGTATGCCATGAAGAGACTCTTCTCTGCTTTCTCTGAGACTATCAACATCGCCTCATGCAATCCTATTGCATCTTTCCAGTCTTCTTTCGAAAAACCATTAACGAAATATGCTTTTGGATCCCCATCTTCGGGACGCTCTGGCTTCACTTTAATGTCGACCACATCAAGAATGGTACAAGTGTCCTTATCAAAAAGCACACCACCGATTTCTATAATTTCATGTTTTGAAGCGTCTAAGCCTGTTGTCTCAAGATCGCATAAAAAGATTCTACTCATATAAGTTATATCCTAGGAATTTTTCCATTTGTTTCCTAGTATTATTTTTAATTCCATATATTTTATGGAATTCTTTATGGGCTTTTTCACTTAAAGTAATACCATTGTCGATAGCAAAACGGAGTTCAGGAAAGTCAGCGAAATTTTGAATATGATGGGCAACCAATTTTCCCCCTATTATTCCATATTTTTTACATATAAAATCATCACGCTCTAAGACGGCTTTTCTCCATAGATACATTTGACTTGAATTTCGTATTCTCACATTTATAGGACTGATACCACCCTTCCAGTAATGATTCTTTTCACCTATCTGAGCCTCACTAATTTTTTTCTTACTGGCTTCTGAATGGTGTCCCCAACTTTTTCCTTTATGCCACTCACTATTTTTACGCTTCATTTCAGCAGTTCGTCTTATACCAGTTATTGCTAAACGACGTTTTTCAACATGTTCAGGTCTTTGTTTTATTCCTAATCCACTTCCTTTCTTAAAACTTCCGCTCGTTTTAAACCTCTTTCTAGTAAGTCCTAGGCGCTTGGCTTTTACTTGGATCGCTATGGAAGAACGTTTCGGAAACGATTTCAGAAGAAAACTAATATCACGCTCCCTGTCCCAAAGAGTTCTAAGATTCTCTTCTTCAGTTTTAGTCCAATTTTTTATCATATGTCCTAAGCAAACCAGCCGACGTATTCAGCTGGTCTATTAGATTACGAGTTAATCTCGATGTGGGAACTTATTCCCGAGTGCGCGCACTTCACTTGCAAGCAATTCAATTGCTCCCATATTAGTAGGAGCAATTCTATCACCGCCCACGGTGCCCACGCCGAGCCGATCAGTTGCTTCGGCTAGACGGTGGATTGAACTAGCGATAGAAAGTAATGCATCAGCTACATTCACTTCATCACCCATAGCGTTATGAGTTATGAATGAAGCGAATATCAGGTCTTTGTCCATACTCTACTTCTTAAACTCACCTGCTAATTCACCATAGCCAGCAGGAGTTGCTGGTTGCTGCCCCGCATAGAACGACTTCTCCCGCGCGATGGCATCCTTGATCTCAGTCTGCTTCTCAATCACGATATCGGCCTCCTTATTATTCGTGAGAGGGCGAACCGCTTCGAAACTCATCTGATTCCACGAGACAGAGCCGTTCTCCTTACTCTCGCTCGAGAAGTGCGTGAGCACCGCGGGAACTGCCGGACGTGCCTTGCGAGCGTAGTCCATGTACGAGTACATAGATGAGCCCCGGATATTGAGCTGCCGAATCTCGTCATCCATGAGCACGTAGAGGATGCGGTTGTCTTCGAGCTTACTCTTCGGTTTGCCCTTCAGCGACACGCCCGCGTACTCGTCACGGGACTTGAGCTCGGCCGGGGTGCCCCGGTCGATCTCCGCCTTGTCGCGGAACAACGGGATGATTTCATCATCGTTGTCGTAGACCGGAGACGAAGTGTACGAGCCCGTTGACTCATCGAAATAGCGCAACTGCTTGCGCTGAAATACGATGACACCCTCGATCTCGGTGCCGAGCTCCTCGGAGGTCCAGACTTGCTTACCTGTCTCGCTGTCGAGTACCGGCTCACCTTCGTCATTCTTCTCTTGCTTCTCGAGCAAGAACGTACCGGCCTCTATCAGCACCTTCATCGCCTTTCCTTTGCCCTCGCAAACATCTTGTGCCTTGAACGCAATACGTGGCAGAAGAGCCCTCGTGAATGAGGCCTCTACCGGAAAGTCCTCCCTGAGCGCTGCAAGCTTCGCTTCGGAGAGCGGAGTCATGAGCGCGGTTGATTTTGTTGCCATAGTTATCTTTCGATTATCTTATTAATTATCTCAGAGCGACCCTTTGAAATGCTCTGAAGGGGAACCAGTAGATATTCAATGTTTTTAGGCTTTGTTACCCTCTTTCACCATTCTTGATGATGACGACGGTTTTGAATAAAAATGCCTCTACTGTTATCGGTTATACGTCTAAACCGCTATCCCCCTTCAATGCACTTCTTTCAATAGTGTAGATTATCGCATGTCAGGTAGCAAGGGGGGCTTGTGGATAGTAACTATGACTAATTCCTTTACATTTCTAAAACGTGTCCAATCTTTCTCTCCAATTGAGTGGATCTGTTCCCCTCCGCACTTACACCGGCGTGTCACGATAATTGAGAGTCCGCGCTTGCTCGGACCGCCTCGATACTTCCATATATGTTTATGCTCTGCTGTTGACATACATTTGCATGGCTTTAACTGTTTCTTTGATCCGCACACCGAACTCGAGCACTTGTCGCATCGTGCGCTTGGTGTGAAAGACGCGGACGTCTTTTTCATCTATGAGAGAGATAGAAAAGTCATTATTTTGCATTGTAGGGAGCCACAAAATATGTACCTTTACATCCTCCGGCTTGATTTTATACATCATGTACATCATGAAAAGATACATAGAGATTTGTCCATGCTCATCAGCCTTCTTTTGGCTCCACTCATTCGGACCGCGCTTCCCCGTCTTGTATTCGTACATCGCCGGGCCGCCCGGAAACCGCTTCGGCTCATAGCTGTCCATGAAGCCGATAAGAGGAATCTTACCAATCGTGCATTCAAGCTTGTACTCGAACTCTTTGTAGCGCGGGACCTGCGGCAAGAAAAGGGGATCACTCGCCAGACGTTCCCCCACAAGCTTGCCGAACTCCATCTCGGCGCTAGGTACATCCTTTTCTGAAAGGATGTACCTCGAGTACCATTGCTCGGGATCCCAGGAAAATGAACTCAGCGCGCTCCAGCTCAGGGGGCGTTTTTGAAGGAAAGCAATGATATCGAACTTCTTCATGAGAATAAAGAGCGCACCCACTCTAGGAACCGCTTCCAATGCGATAGATTTGAGGCAGGCGAGGACTTTGGTGGGGACATGAGTATTGAGGCATTACCGCCAGAGAGAGGGGCTGGAGCCACATACATACTTGCAGGAGCATGTGCTCTAGTCCTCGCCGCACGACGCATGGACCAATTGAAGCTCGAGAACACGGGGGTATGCTCGCCCCTCTCTTTCTTCGAAAGGAGTAAACGCGCAAGATGAAGTTTTTGTGAGTGGGTCATATATTAAATACATTCATCGATCTAACTCGCAACGCCTCCAATCCATGGGCTTCGAGTTGTCTGATTCTTTCCCGTGTAACTCCCATATGCCTCCCTGTCTCATCGAGAGTATGGGAAATACCATCGTCCAATCCATGCCTGAAACATAAAACATTAAATTCCCTCGGGCGAAGAAATCCTCGATCAAGAGCTTTTTGTAGTGTCTTTTTCATTAGTCCAAGTTCGAGTTCTATATGAGGATCAGCAGGAGCCTCAAGAAGAGGTAACTCAGGAACATCTCCAATCCTCAAATCTGAAGAAGCAATAGTTTTCTCTTTTAAGATATCATCCATCTCACCCCAATTTTTACTGAATTGAAGAATTTTTTTCGTAAAAATTTCATCAGGATCAACACGGAAAAACTTCGAAATCTTCTCTATCTCATCATCCCAAGGAGCCCGGCGACACTGTTCAATAAGACTATAACGAGTCGAATTGATTTTCAATTTATCTGCACACTCTTTCTGAGTCAGCCCACGAGTCTCTCGAAGTTGTACGAGGGTAGCCAAATGCGCACGTATTTTTAAAGTGACTTCAGGTTCTTTTTTCATGTTTTTTCTCCATCTAAGCAGGCTTGAAGATAACAAAGTAATGTACGCAATTCTTTAAACCCAGTATGTCTATCACTCGTTTGAGCGATTTCATACTGGTTCAATAACATCCTCAATTTCTTTATTTGTACAGGAGTCATACCATACAACTATGAATAAGCTTCCAACACGCTTCGCCGAACGTGAGCGAGGTGTCGGGTGTGGTGTCCGGGCGCAAGGGGCGGGACTCTTCAGTACGTGCCCATGCGACGAGCTCCTCACGCTCGCTCCGCTGTATGCGAAGCATGGCGAGGTAGGATACGGTTTCGTAGTAGTTGATGAGGTTGGGGATCATGTTTTCAGTAGGAGTGAATGAGGGCGTGTCCCAGTCTTCTTGAGGAAGAATCATACGCCCTCGGCTGGAAGTTTCAGATAGTTCTGAAGAACGTGTATGAGGAGTTGAATCAGCAGACACATTGTGCAGCTTTCTCCCGCGCGTACTTCCAGCCGATGACGTGTGATTTTTCATGATAGTCGTTTTATGGGATTACAGTGATGTGTGTGCCACCAGACCAATTTGTTGCCACTAGTAACGGTTGCGAAGATAATATTGTAATCGGTGGTGAATGGTTTATCGCAATTAATACATTTGCGTTCCTTGATGTGTTTCAAGTCTGCCGGTGTCGGCTCTTCGTCATCTACGGATATTATTTCCACTTAAGGAGTATATATTATCGCATGTTGGATGTAAATCAGGAGGCTGTGGAAAACTCAAGAATGTGGCTTATATCTTAGGTAATTTCTGGTTCGCTTCTTTGGAAATTCCTCGAAGCGTGGCGATAGAGTCATGGAACGCTACAAACGATTCCGCTAATTTTTCATCAATAAAAGACACACCAATTCCATCGTGCGCGTACTGGATATCTTTAGGCTTTTTGAATTGCTTCACGATTTGTCTAAAGGTATTTGGAGGCGCGTGATCTATATGCGCGCTCCAGCGTGTGAGTGCAGAACCATCTATCGGACACGGAAAGGATTCTGGTAATGTTATACGAAATTTTTTTATAGATGGTTCAACCGCCCGGCGCGCGGCCTTTGAAAAATCGTCCACCTTACGCCCAAAACAGGCATTGAATGAAAAATCGATAAAAGTATTGTCATTACGGTGAATATAAAAGCATCGCGTGCCATAGTCTCCATTCCCCACAGAAAAATAGTGTACGCCTGTACCAATTTTCTCTTTAACATTCGGATGATTTTGCAGGAGAGCGTAGAGAATATTGAAATGCTCTTGCGACACACGAGCGCCGAGCTCGTAAGAGTGAAGTATCGCCCGGATGTCGTCAGCTTTATACTCCATATCCATCATCCCATTTCTTCTTCTGTAGCCCTACATAGTGTCGGAAGTTATCATCACGTATCTGTTTAATCTTTCCTGTCTCTTCTGCAAAACGTGAGAGCTCACGGCGGAAGGTGTGGATGGAGGGGGAAGGAAGACCTGATTCATCACAAAACTTTCTAAAGCCCCATCCTTGAGTTTCTCCTCGTTGTGAAGCGCCATATAAATCTTCTGATGTAAGTTTTTCATCATAGTCTGCCAAAAAATCATACTCACGTTCGAGAAAAGCATAGGTGGAATTGTTCTCAAGCGTATTTGCGTGTATATCTTCAGCCGACTGTTCGTTCATAGAGAACACTCCAGTGAATAATTTGGTACCGGCGATGGCCCAGTTGAGAATACCGGATGCTTCTTTCTCGAGCAGTACTTCTTCATAGCGATCGATGCGCTCTACCTCCGGTATCTGGTAGCGGAACGGTATGGAAATCATGCGGTGGCGCATACCCTGCGCATCTTGGAACCGTGGGAGATCGTTACAGGCCACAATAAATTTCGTCGTAATTTTGTAGAGGAACGATGGTTTGAACTTTGGATTTACCTCTACAATTCCTTCGGCGCTCATCGACGTGAATCGGGACGAGTCAATGAATTTGGATGAAATTTCGTCAGCAATGTTTATCTGCTTGCCAATGAGTGAGGTGAGAATAGATGTGTTGTCGCTCGATAATTGTTGCAAAGTGAGCGTTGAAATATTCTCGAGCCCAATGAGCCCGCCAAGAATCTTTGCTGTTGTCGATTTTCCATTACGTGCCGTCTCACCATAGAGATAAAACACTTTATGTTTCGGATTTCCATCCATAATACAGTAGCCGAACATTTCTTGGAGCATGAGCGCGGTGGTTTGGTTTCCTTTTGTTATGGTGTCGATGAATTTCAGAAACTCTGGTGCTTCAGCGGTCGGATCATAATCGTAGGGTACTTGCCCCACTGAGAAATAGTCCGGGGTATGAGGGAGAAGCTCGAATGTCTTCATGTCGAGCAAGCCGTTACGTAGGTTGAGATACCACTTCCTCTTCTCGATATCTTTATCAGAGAAATGCCTGGAAGGGATTTGAGATAGGCGCGAGACGATGCGGATTTGTGTATCTTTCACTTTCCGGCTCGAGGTTCGGTGGTCGAAGAGATTGTATCGAGCGAAGCAGTCGTCGATTAAATTGTATACCTGTGCATCATAAAGGGGGAGATACACTCCGTCTTTATAAGTATGAAATGTGGAGCTCTCTCCCCGATTGAGAATGACAATATTCGGGTTGTCTGCAATAAATTTCTCGTCTATTTTTGCAAAAAGTGCATCGCGTTCAGCAGCGCCTCCTGTAAGAGCAATTGAAATTGATTTCGCTTTTGCTCGGGTTGCAATATAGGCGTCGATTTCTTCTTTTGTTACGTCGTACTCAGGAAGTAAATCATACAATGATTCGACAGGGGCCTTATCATACACAAGAACGCGCGTAGCTTTTGAATAAAATTTCACCTTCGGTAGTTTTTCTTTTGTCTTCATACAAGGTCGTATACACGCAGATAATTTTCTTTAACCAGATCAACCGCAGCTGCGTGAGGATCACCGCCGTACTTGAGTGCAACAAGTAGCGAGAATTTGGTATAGCCCTTATTTGGTGTGAGTCCGACGACGCTGGTGGTATAGGGAAAGAATAGATCGTAGCCTTTCCAATTAGTCGAGCCAGAAATTCCATCACGTTTTCCTGGTCGGCACCAGTATTGAATACCGGAACGGGTGGGTCGGCCGACTGCTTTCCATCCGAGGGATGTGAGTAATTCGCTCCAGTGGATGAGAGCGTTGAAGATATCGCCGGGCCGTCCCTTCTCTGGATTAGCTACAGGTTGGAATGGAGTGTAGATGGTTGCTTCTTCTTCGGGCTCGAGAGCTTCGAGGACTTGAATGAGGAGCTCGGTAGGGACTGGGGTGAGTGGTACATCATTGGTTATGGTGTATTTTCCATTAGGAAATGCCGAAGGTGGTGCGAAGACTATGGCGCCATTTGATTGCACGTCGACTGCATGTAATATGCCGGTGTGTTTTGCTTTCTGGTGATGTGTTGATTTGAGGAGGGGATCATACAAGCAGTAGAAATGGTATCCGCCGGATGGTGTGCGTATTTCGTACATGCCGAGGTTTTGGAATGGTGTCGGATCGGCACCATTTTTTGTATCGATATCAAATACAACGAGATTGGAAATCTCGCCACAGACTATCGCTATATTATCAATTGGGTTTTTAAGCCATTGATTTATTTCTGCCTCACTTGGCTTACGAGTTTGATACTGTGCCCACTTGGTGAGCACTTTCTTTTCTCTACTTCCAGTAGGAAAAAATGAGTAACCATTTTTCTGATATATATCGAACCATTCTTTTTTGGTCATATTTTCCATTTTTTGAAAGTAATAATGTCAGAAATAATAGAATGACCGACTCCAAATTTATCAGCTAATTCTTGCTGAGTAATTTTCTGTGTCGTATATAGTTTTCTAATTTCCGCTACTTTTATCCACGTCAATTTTGCACCTCCCATTTTTTCTCCGCGATAATCGACATAGTTATTACTCAAGAATCCACGCCCTCTTTTTTCTCTATCATTTACGTTATCTTTAGGAGTACCTAAATAAAGATGATCAGGATTAACACATAATGGATTATCGCATGTGTGACATACGAATTTATCATCATCTATGAATCCATTAGCAAGATAAAATGCGTAACGATTAGCTCGTACATTATTCATTTTTCTTCCAATAGAAAATGCCCCATACCCTTTACTTAGGCATGCAGTCCAATTCCAACACTCACCGCTCTTGTCTATTTTTTTATTAAAACGATCTACGACGTCAGGATCTAAAGAATATTGCATGGTGTTTCTGTATTCATAGATAGAACTATAGCATTTCTGTAAACACCATCATCATTGCACCTGTTGATAACGATAGGGTATAATTTAATGGCAGGGTGTAAACCTTGTATTCAGAAAGAAGCCGCCAGTTTTGTAGCGATGCTATGAAAAAGTGCGGTTTTTTTCTTTGTTTATCGCATGTTGTTTTCACGTGAAACCATTTTCCGCCAGCAGTTTATCGCACGTTAAAAATGAAAATGGCTTAGGTACGCCGTTTCGTGGTGCCGTCATGCCAGCCAGTAGGGGGGGGGTAGAAGTATATATAGGGGGTATCATATAGAATATGGGTATATACAATACCCTATATAATTATAATTATCTTTTTATATATATCTGGCAATCTGGCAATAAGGCTTATATACACTCTTATTTGTTGCCAAATGCAGAAAATGAGTGATGGCGTGCCAGCGTTTTTGCTGGCGAACGCAAAAACCCCCTATCGCGCTCATGAGTTGCACATTCCAGAGGGAATAGACCTTATTCGGGTCCTCACGAGCGCGATAGGGGGCTCTTAATACGAATTTAGTCGTGCGTATAAACTTGCTACCTTGTGTTATACGGCACCTCCTCCTCAAAATACCTCACGCCCGGGACCTCCTTGCCGGCTTTCATAGCACCACGTATAGCGACCTCATTGGCTACCACATACTCAATTGGTACCAATTTCAGGTCTACTACCTCAAACTTCTGCACTTTCCTAAACGATACTGATCCTTGGCTTGTTGCAACGCGCGACTCCGGCGTCTCCACAGCATCCATCTTATTCAGTGCCGTCTCCATTGTTAGATTGCCTCGGCCCTCCTTAACACGCGCTGCTATCGCATCCTTTGCCTCCTGCTCTTGTTTACGGGCAAGAGTCTGGTATTGAGTCATTTTAAGCCTCAAAGCGTCTATAGAGGCTTTTAGAGGCTTCTTAAACGGTGCCCAGCGCTCGCGCTCGCGCTTGATGATGGCTTGTGCCGGAGCTGTGATAGTGTCCTCCTCAAGTTCGATGGAATCAAGCGTTTGGTTCAGCTTGCTCAATAGTAAAACGCCTTCAGGGAGGGTTATCTTTGTGAGATTTAATTCATCTGCTTGGCGGATGAATGAAGCAGCACTTTTTTGTATGGTGATTTCTTTTGTGGCCATATAGGATTTTTGTTAGCGAATTATAAATTTGCCGTCGCTTTTGCGTTAGTTGGGGTGGATTTTACATTCGAGTTTTTGACGTATTTGCTCGTGTGCTATTGGTGTATCCGACTTTGTTCGGGTACACGTTGCAGGACGTGAGCGGGGATCGTTGCAGTCTTATTGCTATACATGTTGCAGAACGTGAGCGCGGGGGTATAACAAAAAACCGATATTGCGGTTTTTTTACATAATGGCGTAAAATAACCGTATGAAAACTTGTATAGATTGTGGTATTGAGTTCTCTCCTGCTGGTAGAAATCAGAAGTATTGCGGTAGCCGTGCTAGTAAGGTTGGATGTTCTTTTAAGCATATTGATGATTTCAGAAATCCCTCTACAGGGCGAAGAATAAGGTATGGTCATCGCGGGTTTATTGATTCCACAAGCGTGTGCCGTATATGTGATACGAAGGAATATTTAACAATAAATCATATAGTACCTAGAATTGCCGGAGGATCTAATCGTTTTGATAACCTAGAAGTATTGTGTAAATCATGCAATACAAAGGAATATCATAGAATTAGAAAAGAGGCGTGGATTTTATACTATAAGACTAAAGTAAATTAATCTGCACGCGCCTATACGCGTGGGGTCGCTTTCGCTTCCCGATCTTGCGCCTTATCGTGAGGGATAGGGCGCAAGGCGGAGGGCTAAAACGGGATATCGCAAGGACGCACGTCTGTACTATTTTGAGTGTGGTACGCGCGACAATCGCGGCAGTAGTGCATTTCTAGCGTTCTTGCTGTTTTGTCGCCGGACGTGAGCGCGGTATCGTGCTTTATAAGTTGCTTCATAGCGGTTTCGTGGGAGTACATGGGGTTATTATTTAACGCAAGGTGCTACTAAGGCGCGCGCCTCATGATCCTGTCCGGTTGCGCGCATCTCGATAAAACGTGTACCAATACTATCGCCCTTAGGAATCCGGAGTGTGATTTTTCCAAAGTCGTTAAGCTTTGAAAGCGCAAGCGCAACGCTTGCGAGGTATGCACCGTTTATTTTTATCTCGATAACGTTCTTATCCGCGAGGCTTTCATTCTCGAATAGGCTTTCATACTTTGGGTACTGATCTGCTGTTACTCCTCTGTCTTCGAGGTACGTGGCAGTGATCGCGCCCTTATCCGTAGTGGTAAGATTGCGTTTGGCGTCAATATCGCCGGAGGTTTTTACCTTTGCGCGGATAATATCCTTGGCGCGGTACAGTTGCGGCTTATCGAAGTAAGTAGCTGCCGCGCCAACGTACTTGATTTCTACTAGCCGGAACGAATCAGTGGCAACTGTAGTGATGCCGTTATGGTGTATACACGAGAGTTCCGGGCGGATTTCACTAGTGCTAGCGAATTGTGCGACTGATGCCTGAAGTTTTGAGATTCTCATAGTGTTAGTTGTTAGTCTGCTGATAAAACGCTTCCGGCCTTTCTGATGGTGATGCGGTTGATACTAGTGCGAAGTATGCTACTGCGAGAAACGCGAGCATAGCGAGAAATGCGGGGAGTTCTTTTGTCATAGAGTGTTAGCGGCAGTTATATAGTCGTGTAAGTAGCGGCCGATAGATACTGCTTCGTCAAAACTCTTTCCACACACTTCCTGTAGATAGTCCTCAAATCCGGCTGTTAGTTTTTTGTTGTCCATACCTTGTGCAATTAGGTATCGCGCTAAATTGGCGATATCATTACTCTATATTATCGCATGATAGAAGTAAAGGAGTAAAACAGAATGATTTGACAAAACTGGGGATAGCATATATAATATATGAGGATATACGCCATATAATATGCAAGGTAGATAAAGGTATATAAAGGTAGATTTCAATACTAACAGCACGCGCGTTGATATACGTACGATAATGCTATATAGTGCGCAATATGTCCGCTAAAAGCCAAGCCGCCGCGCTAGTACGTACCGGTGATACAAAAGAAAAGCGCGCCGAGCGCATGCGAGCCGTTGCACGCGCGCGGTGGGATAAGTCCACACTAGCCGAGCGCCAGCGATCCGCACGTGTGATGAATGAGGCACGCAAAAAGAAATATGCTTGATACTCTTAAATCATTGGTACAATCACCCCGTGCGATATTTTCACGCGCCTCTAATGACAGTGTAGTGTCAAGTAAATCAGAAAAACCTGATCCTGCGACTGTTTTAGCGTCAATGAATAGAAAGTATCGCCGAGGATTTAAACGCGAGCACGGGATATTTTTGCGCGGTTCTAACGTGCCGGTTGTTAATGCGTCTATAGGAGAATGAACAATGAAAACGTCAAAATGTCCGTCCAGCCTAGTCCTGCGCTCACGTCCGGCGAGGTTGTACGGCGTAGAAATCAGACAGCCCTAGCCGTTGAAGCGCGCAAAGCCCGCGCATATGTCCGGCAAAAGTCTGAGGTGCAAGTTGCAAAACAAGTAAAGAAACTACAGCTCGCACAAGCTGAAACAGTTGCGCGCGCAATGGTATTGCCGGCGGTTGGGCTCACGTTTATATATAAGAAGACTCAATACAAAAATGAGAAAGGGAAAGCCCTGCGGCAAGAAACGGTGCGCGTTGAAGATCCGAATGAGATACTAACGGCGCTGAACGCCATAAACGATAATGGCGGAGTTGTTGATAATGATGAAAGCGAGCATGTGTATTACTACATCACGACAAAGGAGCCCGACTATCGCGCCGGTGAAGCGATATTAAATCGTGCCATTGGAAAAGTTGCCGAGAAAGTTGATACCACTGTCAATGTGCAATTCTCCCTGCGTGGCCTTGCACGAATCCGGCAAGGTTTGCCCGAGCTTGCGCCGATGCCGGTAGAGGTACGTGTTATAGATATGCCTAAAAATGAATGAAGTGCGCACAATATATAACTGGCGCACTTGCGATAATATAGCGAGTATATACGCCACTGTTTGCGCTTTTGCCCTTGACACGTTTTTCAAATTACAACACACGCGCTATACGTGCCCTAGTAAATACGCCATATTATGAGCGCCGGAATCCGCAACACGACGAAGCAAATGGACGGGTACGAGTATCAGCGTATGACTAATAGCCCTATGTACTGGGTGCGCCAGACGTTTGCCCTTATGCCTCAGCCAGTGCGACCGGAGTATGCAGCACGCTTGCGCTGCGGCTTGCTATTGCGCGGCAAGGACTGGGATAAGTTCTGTGCGAGCGTAAACTCAAATTGGTTTGACCCGTACGAAGTCGGTCGCCATCTCACATGGCAACAGACCTTAGTCCTTTATGGAGTTGAGAAAGCTCTCCGGGGGGAGTGCTCTCCGAGAATTTCAGTTGTGTCAGGACACGGCATAGGTAAGTCAATGATTGTTGCAATATTAATTCTATGGTTCCTCTTCACGCATATCGAAAGTCAAGTAGCATGTACTTCACCTGGTGCTGAACAAATGTACGACGTGCTCTGGAAAGAGTTAAAGAAATGGATTGACCTCATGCCAGAAAATTTTAAAAATTTATATATTTGGGAGTCCACGCACATTCGTATGACTGAAGCTCCACAGACATGGTTTGCGAGAGCTAAAACTTCCTCAAAGGAAAACACAGAAGCACTTGCAGGTATTCACGCCGAATGGGTTCTCGTCGTTGCTGACGAAGCATCCGGGGTTGAGGAGCCAATTTTTGAAACCATGGATGGCTCACTTACCGGAGAAAATTTTCTAGTTTTTCTTATCGGAAACGGCACGAGAGCGGAAGGATATTTCTACGACAGTCAGCACAAAAAAGATATGGCGCGTTGGCAAACGTATTCATTTAGCGCAGTCGATTCCCCGAGAGTTTCTGCAAAATCGGTCAGCGATTGGAAGAACAAGTACGGCGACGATTCTGTGCAGTATAAAATTCGTGTGCTCGGAGAGTTCCCGGATGAAGGTGTGATGGATGATGCAGGGTATGTGCAACTGTTCAATGAGACGGATATTCATATCGTTCCCGCAGACCGTACTTGGCGACCAGTACCACGAGTGCATGGTGCCTTAGACCCGAGCGGTGAAGGACAAGATTCGAGTGAATGGGCAGTACGTGACCGAGTGCGAGCCGCTGTGGTCGCTTCAGAAAAGAAATCAACTCCTGCCGGCTTAGCGCAAACGTCCCTCACAATTTGTGACACCTACCGCATCGACCCCTACAATTTTGTTGTTGATGCTTTCGGTGCTGGGCATTCAGTTGGTCAGGAGATTGCTATAGCGACTGCTGCACTCGGACCTAATAAGCCAGTGTGGCGCGTGCGAACTTTAAATACCGGCGAACCCTGTGAAGATGAAAACGATCGTCTTCTCTACATCAATACGAGAGCCATGCTCTACTACCGGATGCTTCTGTGGGCACGTTCTGGAGGCGAGTTTATGGACTCGCCCGGACTCAAGGATGAACTCTTGAGTATCAAGTTTAAGAGAACCGGATCTGGAAGAATTCAAATAATGGATAAGGTGTCGATGAAGAAGCTTGGCCACCGCAGCCCTAACAAAGCTGACGCCCTTTCGCAAACTTTTCTTTCACTCGATGAAATTGTCATATCGGATTACCAGAAGGAGAAACAAGAAAGAGCGAAGTTAACATCGGTTGACCTACATGACCCAGTATAGTGGTATAATGTAAAACAATATGCCACCTGCAATCCTCGCCGGATCAAATACCCTCCACCCCAACTCGGAGCACACGACTCCCATTCCACAGATTGAATATTCCCCCGCAGCAAAAACTCTCATCAACGCCCGCCGGCAACGAATGATCGCCGCACGTGACATGCGAGACTCACCAAGAGCAGAGTTCGACGACATGTCATTTCTTCAGGCATATGAGAAGGCTAAGCGCGCGGATGACCAATACGTAGCCCCTCGTAAGAACGCACAGGACACGTCTATCAACACCGGTACGATACGTGATAAGGACACGTCTCTCGTCGAGTACGCGGCCAAGTACACGTTCGAGCCCATCGCTCAAGTCTTCGACGAGGATGACAACATGTACGAGGACCTTGCGGATGCTGGCGAAGACCTTGTGCGTAAGTCTCTGACGCTCGAGCAATTCCAAGCGAAAGCGAAACTCATATACCGTAGCATGATAACCTTCGGGGTCGCAATGGTAGAAGACCAATGGGTCGAGCGGTGGACGACAGAGAAGACGTTTGGTAAGACAGCATCACTCGGTTCCACGCAAGCCACCTGGACGGAACGCAAGGTAAAACAATATGACGGTTGCCAAGCAAAACTGTGGGACCTCCGCAAGATTTACTTCGGGGACATTCGAAAGTTTTTCCTCAACGGGCCGCAAGGTCAGCCGTACATGTTTACGGTCGAGTATGAGAGCTATGATGTGGTCAAGACATGGTTCGGGGATTGGGATCGTTTTATATACGTTCCCACATATGTGAACTACACGCCCGAGCTCGCAACACCCTCTACCTTCACGTCCGGCTGGACTTTACGGCCTATCACGAATAATTACGTGGAGATTGTCCGGTACTACGATCCCGTCGCCAACGAATACGCATTGACTCTGAACGGTATCGACATGTTGCCGATCATGGATACCACGACCACAGCCAATGGAATCCAAAAGACTCTTGTTTCAGGATTCCCGCTTACACAAATCTCTCCTTCAGGTGCGATACCATTTGCCAAATACGACTTCGAACCGATGCACGACTTCGCCTACAGCAAGGGACAGCCATCAAAGATGCGGGTGATGGCGGATGTGGAGAACATGTGGATAAAGTTGCTTATCGGCATGATGAAGCAGAAGGCGAAGCCGACGATGGGGAACAAGAGTGGCAGGAACTTTGGGGACGAAGTGACAGACCCGGGTACTATCATCAATGAGATTCGTGATGGTGATCTCTTCCCGGTACTGCCGAACTTCCAGGGGGCTTCCGCACAAGACTTCTCATTCTACTCACTCATCAAGAAGGAGCTCGACAAGAACTCTGTGGAATCCTCCTTCCAGGGTATTGATAATACGCAGCAAGCGGATACGGCAACGGGTGAAATGAATTCGATGAAGGCACAAAGCCTCAAGGTAGCCGCTTTGTTCGATGGCATCGTGTTCGGCAATCAGCAATTGTTCTGGCTCCGCACCTATAACATCGCGCGGAACTGGACGAAACCGATTGATTCAGAAATCGATACTCTCACTCAGGGTATCCAGATGAAGTACCGGACCATCAGTATGCCTACCGAGACGTCCGGTGGGAATACGGCAACAAAAAAGATAATCTTCAGCAAAAACACCCCCAAACGTCCTAAGGGTAAGGCTACACTTGATGATTCAATGGATGTGCATCAGAAGGAAATCGACTATGCGAAGGAGAATGGCGGGAAGGAGATACGTTTGGTGACGATTCACCCAGAACTTTTTGCAGAAATGAATCTCATGTGGTTCTACACGTGTGTGCCGATTGCTGGTGACAATGATCCGATGGGGTATATGCTCTTTACTAAGAAGATTCAGGATGCGATTGCCATGTTCGGGCCGGACTCCATGAATGTGAAGAAGTTGAAGCACCGTTTTGCAGCAGTCTCCGGAGAGGATTTTGATGTATTTTTTCTTAACGAACAAGATTTAGCGCAGAAACAGCAGGAAACGCAGGCTGCACAAACGGGAGCACCGAACGCACCAGCTCCTGCGAATCCTTCCTTACTCAATCCGGGGAATCCAGGGGTCATGGATACCAAGGGAGGTCAGAGTCATACAATGGGTAATGCGGTAAAAGGTAAAAATCCTGCCGCACCAATGGCAGCATCATTTATGCGATAATTAAACTATGTGGGTCGACATATTCTTTAAAAAGGAACGAGCACGTCTTGCAGAACGTGAGCAACACATCGACAACGAGGTGAATCAGCGCGTAGCGCAAGTACTCGCACAGCAAGACCCCTTCGAACCTCTCCTCAAGGATTTCCACGGCATCTTTAGCGAGGAACATGAGCGTGTAGAGGATCCGTTGGATGAGAGAGGGCAGATTTCGATGCGTTTGTGGGCATATCAAAACTCCGATAGTCCAGCATTCAAGCGAATGACCGAATGGATAATGAACACGACCGGAAACGAGACACTCAAGCGTGCTGCAGTAACTCCCGAGCGCATTCTCTACGGGCGTGCGCAGATATCCGGCATGATTCTATTCGTACGTGAGGTAAAACGCCTCTCCGAGGCGTATAAGGACATGTTGCAGAAGCCGGGCGAGTTCGATGCCTCAACCCCCTTGGAGTGAGGTTATTAACACCATCAGCGTGCGATAATTACTAACGTGCGATAGTATGAATACTATATGAAAATGATACAAGATGACGGTTCGGAAATCGACGTGTTCACGGCGGATGAGGTTAGCGCGCGCGAGGTAGCAGCTGCAGAAGCGGCTACTGGCAAATTGAAACCTGACCTTGATAAGTCAGCAGCAGAGGTAACACGTCTCGAGACACTTTTGAAGAATCGAGCGCAAGACTTCGCAGCGTTTCGCACCCTGTCTGAGGAACAGGTGGCGAAACTTGATGAGAAGGATCGCATCATTTATGAGAACCAGGTACAGCTTAAGAATGCTACAGACCAGCGTATCGCTGATGCGGCTGCAGCGCAGAAGGTCGTAATAACGAACGCTATCAAGGCGAAGGCGGGAGACAATGCGAAACTCGTCGAACGCATGACGGAGATGTACGACCTCATTGGGGTCAAGGCGGAGACGCCAGAACAAATTGAAGCGAAGGTGCTAATGACTCTTGGTGCTATTGGTACTGCAACACCTGACCTCGTTGCAAGTGTGAATGGTTTCTCCGGCGGTTCCTATGCACCTCCAGTCGTTCCGGGGAATGATGGAAAATCATTTGCGGATACCGAACAAGGCAAGGCCGGCGCGAGTGAGCTTGGACTTACGTTAGAAGCTAAGAAATAATATATGGATAAAATAATTTCGGCAGCGATTCTTCTTATTGTCGCGTATCTCATTCTCACATTCCTTGTTCCATTTCTTTCGGGAGTATGGGCGACGATTGCGAATATCGTTGTGGTCATTGGTGCGATCGTTGGGTTGATGAAGATAGTCGGGATGTGGTTTTAATCATTAAATAATATCGTATGGATGAAGAAAAAAAGACAGTAGAAGTCCCCGTTGCAGATTTCGTAAAGTTGCAGGAGACGCTTGCAGCACTTGAGAAGAAGAGTGTTGATCAGGAAGCAGAGACAGCAGGTCTTCGTCAACTGATGGAGGATGGTAAGGGTGCCGAGGTATCAGGGGATGGGAAGCTTCGTGAGAAGAAATCGTACGAGCCAAAGTTCCGTACCGTCCGGATACGAAAGTATCCGATGGCCGGAAAGTTCGATGACCTTGGCTACGTTGTTGGTTGGACCAATCGTGGTGCATTTCAAGAAGTCGACAAGTCAGGGGTTACTCCACAGTATGTCGATATGATTGAGGTATTCTTTCTCGGTCATGAGAAGAATGCTGAAGGGAAACTTCAGGCAGAAAAGATTCGTTTGCTTGACCTCTTGAACAAGGGCGAACAGGTGCATTGTAAAATCGTCAATCTAAAGCGTGATGATAAAAAGGTTCCTACTGGTGAGGAAATTAACGTCACCACATGGGATCCGCAGCATGGTCTTGTGGCAACGGGTGATATCATTGATGGATGGGTCGGGTTCTCGGATCTCACCTATACCATTGAGATTCCTGGTAAGGGGCAGGTCGAAATCGACGCACTTTACTGCAATTAAAAAAATAATCAATTTATTATGGATCAAGAAAACGTAGTGCCTGAGGAAACGATTACTTCTACCGCTGAGACAGTTGAAGAGGCTCTTGAAGGTTCTGATACTACGCCTGAAGAGGTGAAAGAAGTTCCTGCTGAGACAATCACTGAATCAGAAGCGGCAGAAGCCGAGGCTGGTGCGATAACTCGTGAGGAAGCAGTTGCAGCAGGCATCGATGTTGACACTGTTGAGGCAGAGGCCACAGAGGCTGAAGTGGTGCCGGATGCAGAGGAAGTCCCCGTACTCATGTTCGCTGGACAAGTGGTAGTAGCTGATGGTGTACGTACCGTTGGTGAAAAAGAAGTACATCACCTGACTCTCTCAGATGGTTCAGAGATTGATGCATCTGACGAAGAGTACACAGCCGCAGTCGAAGCTTCTAAATAATATGGACGCAGACGTAGCCCGTGACGAGAAATGTATCCCGGTCGCTCGTGCGATTCTTTCTGAGATGCCAACAACGCTTTTGGCGGATAATATTGATCCGCTTGTATTGTCTATTCTTCAAAAAGCACTCGACACGGATATGAATATAACAACGGAAGCACAGTACGTGTTTCAACTTCTTCTTGGTGGATTCTCCGGACTGAATACAACGCTTCATGCGCTTGCTCTTGAGCCAGTAGACGAAGTCCGTTACACAACCATCAGCAATAAGATTCTCCAGATTCTCGCTGATTCCAATGTACGTCTTACAGGCGTGAAGGCAGACGAGGTTGAAGCTGATTGGGCAAGCGCTAAGGTTCAGTTACAGGAATTGTTTACGGATGAGAAGCTCACGAAGATTGACCTCGATTATATCGTCGAGAAGATTTTTACCGCAGTGACGGTCGTGAATAATAAGGTATCTGAGAACCTCGCAAGCAGTACCTCGCGTGCTGAGGCGAAAGTCTTCGGCCTCACTTCCATGGATGAGATAACCGTGAAGCACGTGAATGATGTGCTTGTGAATGACGTGAGTGTGATGTTCTCTGAACCGAAGTTACCAGATGGTTCAGCAACACCACCAGCGGGTGATAGTAGTGCAACGCCGCAATAGTTCATGGCTGAGATAGAGGGTAAACGCCTTTAGCCGAGTAGAGCAGGTGGTTGGCTACTCTCGTGCGACTCCTAATGACTCCCCCACGGGGGGAGTCGAGTCGTTATTAACACCTTTCTATAGACATCGTTCACACATTTTGATATAGTGTTACTACGCATGGGAAAATCCTCCCGCGCAAGTTCTGGAAACGGAATAAGGATTACCCCCCAAAATCGCTGATGGATCCAGCGCAACAAAGACTCCAGGGAGGAACGCTGTAATGCGTTCTTTTTTGTGCATCTATCAAATTAACTTAATAACTATATGTCACTCTATCGTTCTTCTGGTACCGCAAATCTTCAGCTCCTTCCAGGCGCTGCTTCGACTGTGCTTACCGCAAACTCCCTCGTCACTGTGACGGCGGGTGCACTCGCGCTCGTTTCGAGCGCGGGCAACTATGGCATGGGCCTCTGTATGGAGACTCGTGCTACGACTGACGCTGACTATGCGACGGCACGTGGCGTGCTTGTCGACATGATTGGTGAAGGTGATGTCGTCTTCTGCGATAACGTCACTGGAACCTTGACTGCTGCAATGATCGGCCAGTTCTTCAAGATGTCCTCGACGGCAGGTGTAGTCATCGACGCAGGTACTGCAACGGATACGCCGGCTGCTGCGCTCATCTGGGTCTGCGTTGGATTCATTTCCGCAACGCAGGGTTACTTCGTTCTCTCAGGCCGCAAGATTGCGCGCCCTGCCGCTTAATCTTCCTTAATATATGGCTAATAACTCATATTCCGCGACTAATCCGCAAAATCAGGGCACGTTCCTCAACACAGTTACCTTCCCTGAACTTACGGACCTCGTGAACCGTAACTTCGAGACTGTCGGTGGTCTTATCGTCCCAGCAGCAAAGCAGCTCTACATCACTGAATCGATGGGAGCGAATGAGGGTGAGCTTAAACTCATCCAGGAATTCGATTACACGACGTATGCTAAGGCTAAGCCACAAGGTGTGGATGCTAAGAAGGCAGCGTTCGGTATCGGGTACTACATCACCGTTCGCGTCAAGCGCATCGGTATTGAGTCAGAAATCACGTTCGAAATGCGTCGCTTCAACAAGAAGACCGAGGTTATGGCAGCTATCACTGCTCTCCCTCACTTCTGCCCGCAGCGCGTAGACCTCGATCTTACCCATCGCTTCACGTTCGCGTCTTCGACCGCGTATACGGACATGGACGGCAACTCTGTGGACCTCACCGTTGGTGACGGCCTCGCACTTGCTTCCGCTGTTCACACGCTCAAGTTCTCGTCGACCACGTACAGCAACCGTATTACGGGCGATCCTTTGTTCTCAAAGGGTGCTCTTGAGGCGGCTGAGCTTCTCACCACGACCGACATTCTGTCGAACTTCGGTGAGCGGCGCGTGATGGACTTCAATCGCATCGTCACGGGTAACAACCCAACGGTGGTGAATGCGGTCAAGCAGTTCCTCCGTTCGACTTCTGACAATACGCAGAATAACCCTGGCGTAGTCAACGTGAATCAGGACAAGTATCAGCACGTGATACTCCCGATGCTCGCAACGACTGCGGTAGGTGCTACGGATTCGACGAAAAAGAACTACTGGTTCCTCGCGGCCGTCGGTGCTGGCCTTCGCGGATTCCAGGCGTACTTCATCGAATGGGAGCCGGCGAACATGATCCCGTCAACGTCAGGAAATGGTATGGATGTCCACAAGGATATCTGGTACTTCAATGTACGCCAGTCCTACAACATCGGTATCGTGTCTGGTCGTGGGCTTATCTGTTCTCTGCCGACGTCTTAATAGACGTTACTCAAACCCTTCGGGGTTGAGTCGGGCACTTGTAATTCGAGTGCCGGTCTCAGCTCCGAAACCCGGAACTGATTATTCAAAGGCTTAGATTGATGCAGAGCGAAAGCTCTCTAAGGAGGTGGTGGATCTAGTGACCTTAACAAAACACTTATGTATCCAAATAAGGAATCCGGGCTCGGTTCAAAGATGGCGAATGCTCTCTTTGACAACGCGATGTTCAACAATGCTACAACTGGTCGCGTATTTATTGTAGCGAAGTCGGGTATCACGAATGAAAGTGAAATCAAGGCTATTTATGGGAATACCTATTCTGATGGTACTCCGGTTATTTACACGACGCTTACACTCGCGCTCGCATCGTGTGTAGCAAGTCGTGGCGACCTTATCCTCGTCGCTCCGGGCCATACAGAAACCATCGTTGGTGCTGCTGGCGTATCAGTAGCGACTGCAGGTGTGACGATTGTGGGTCTTGGTAAGGGTGCTCTTCGTCCGATGTATACGTTTACGACCTCTGCTGCGGCTAGTTTCGATGTTAGCGCAGCAAGTGTGACGGTACGCAATCTTCTGTTTGTCTGTGGTATCGACAACCAGACGGCAGTCAACAATGTGACGGCAACGGACGTAACATTCGACCAGTGCGAATGGACCATCAGCAATGGTACCGTCGGTGCCGCTCTTGGTATCCTCACGGCCGCGACGGCGACTCGTTTGACCGTTTCGAATAGTCGCTTCATTGGTCCGGCGACGAACGCCGGTACGACGTGTGCGGCGGCAATTCAGCATGAATCAGGTGTTGATTATCAGATCGTGAATAACTACTTTGCAGGCAAGATGACTCAGGCCATCAAGAATGTCGCTACGGTCCTTCGTGGTGTCATTGATAACAACAAGTTTGTTATAGGTACTGGCACGGTAGCTATTACGATGGCGGCGGCTTCAACCCCATTTATTACGAATAATCGTATGAATGTGGCTTCAGGTACGACCCCGATTACGGCTGCGGCGGGCTTTGTGGCTGGCAACATCTACTCAGCAGCAGCTGGCGTTACATCTACTGGTCAGACCGCTTCAACGGCAACGGTTTCTACTCTTTAGTTCTTCCTCCCGGCTCATTACCTCGACCCTAGTGAGCCGGATTGGGCGAATTAATAAAAACCTTCATTATGAATCCACAAAAACAAGAAGTAACACTCTACGATGCAGTCACCCCAGTGGCAGTGACTTCTTCAACGGACGCCACACCGATTGTGGTTACGGCAACAGCTCACGGTCTTGCGACTGGAGATCGAGTAGCTATCTATGGTCATACGACGAACGTAGCGGCTAACGGTATCTTCACTATTATAAAGACTACTGCTAACGCATTCTCACTCACCGACGAGTTTACAGGAGCAAGTGTGGCTGGTTCAGGAGCCGGTGCGGGCGCTGGCGGGGTCATGGTAAAGGCTCCCCCTGTTCTTCTTGTTTCAGATTTCCGAAATATCATCCTCCAGGTCGGTACGTCAGGTACGGCGACAACGACTCTCAAGATCGCTGGGTCTACGGGTAAGGCAGCGTCCTCATATGGCACGAGTCCTCGGTACGATTATCCGAACATGGGTGGCACAGTGTCTTCCTCAAATCCGTATACATTCCTTCAGCTCATCAACCTCGACACCGCAGCAGCCATTAATGGCGCAACAGGCATCGTGGTCGGTGGGGCTGACATCAACAATCAATACGAGGTGAATATCAATGCGATGAAGTATCTAACGGTGATTCCAGTCTCATGGTCAGCAGGATCTATTACGGTCAAGGCATTGATGAATACAGCGGTATAGTATGAAAAAAAACTTTCTCTCTGTTTTGTTTCTAGGAGCAATTATCTTCTTGGGAACGCACTCACCAGTCCAAGGCGCACGCACTCAAGGGGGTTCAGGTAGTGGGACAGTGACTTCTGTAGATACAGACACCACCCTCACGGGTGGGACGATTACAACATCGGGAACTCTCGGACTAAATCTCGCTACAGCAAATAAGTGGACAGCACCTATCAACCTCGCTTCAGGAGTTTTAGGGTATCAAATGGAAGGGAAACTCCTCGCCTACGCCTCCTCAACGAATCAAGACACCATATTTGGACTGGGTGCGGGAGGACAGAATGCGACGACGAGTGCGACAGTAACAGGCAATACTGCAATAGGATATTTTGCAATGAACGCGGCGGCAGTAACAGGTTCTGCTAATACAGCGGTTGGATTTAATGCTCTCAAACTTCTTACGACTGCTTCTGGAATTGGTGGCAATACAGCCGTTGGCGGCTCTGCTGGTGCAAAAATAACGACTGGCTATCAAAACACTTCTTTCGGTCAAGGTAGTCTCCAAACTCTTGTGAGTGGTACTTGGAACACTGCCTTTGGAGTTTCCGCTCTCAATTCCACAACAGGCAATCACAATACGGGACTTGGAACCCTAGCTGGAGCAAATATAAGTTCGGGAAGTGCCAACATTATTATTGGTTCTTACGCAAATGCCCCAGTCGCAGGAAACAGCAACCAACTCAACATAGGCAACGTACTTTACGGTACAGGTGTTTATGGAACAAACATCTCCTCCTCCTACCCCACCGCCAACGGCAACATAGGCATAGGAACAACGACCCCGTGGGGCAAACTCACACTTAATCTCAACTCTGCTGATACTAACCTCAACGCCTTTCTCATCGCCTCTTCCACTGCAACGGCAACGACTACGCTATTCTCAATAGATAATGTTGGTAATGCCTATCACGCAGGCAACGTCGGCATCGGGACGACAACAACACGCGTTTCACTCTCTGTTGTTCAAGCGCCTATCGGTGATGGTACTATTGCAACTACCACTATCCAGATAGGTAATATCTCTACAACTACTTCAAAAAGTAGTATCCAAATGAACAACACTGCTGGTGCTGCAGAGTGTCTCTATATCGTCGGGACGACAATCACAGTCACGGCGGGTACATGTAATTAAACTACCATGAGACGAATCCAATCGACAGCGCAAGATCCGGATGTCGAGGAATCTCGAGCAGAACTCGAACATCTGGAAGGTAAAAAGAATACCGCGCAGGTAGACGTGCTTGCTATTGCCGCTAATAAGAAACAGCTTGAGGCTGACTTCGAGGAAGTCAAACAACGTCTTGATGCTCAAATCGAGGCTAAGAAAGAAGAACTTGAAAGCATAACTAACGCCTCTGCTAAGTATCTTCATGAGATAGCTTCTTTCAAAAGGATAGCTGATAGTGCTCGAGACAAGGCGATTGCAGAACGTGAGCAGGCAGAGAAAGTCTTTGAGATAGTGAAAGCATCTGTTGCCGGCCAGACAGTCAAAAAGGAAAGTCTCGATGAGGTAATAAAATCGCTCACGTCTATCGAGCATCGATTGCGCTCATCTATCGCACATCTTGCACCGCAAGAGCGTACTTTCGAGGTAAAGAAAGTAAAACTCTTTAAGGAAGTCGTTGATCTCGAAGACAAGATAGCTACTCTCATGGCTAGTCACGGGCAAGTACATAGTGCGCACAATGAAGAGAAGAGGGCTCATGAATCGATGGTAGCCTCAAAAGAGGTGGTACAAAAAGAAATCGCTGATTTAAAGGAGTCCTTAGCATCTCAGTCCCGGCTTCTTTCTGCTGGCGGGAACGAGCTGGTAGACATTCAAAAGAAGCGCGCAGAACATGAAGCAGAAATGCAGAAACGCGAGAGTGCGGCAAATGCTCGTATGAAGAATGCAGCTATGCTCGAGCAGGCGGTTAATGTGAAGCTTGAGAAATTGAAAGAGGCGGAAGCCGAATTCACCACGAGCCACTTGGCTCGGATGGGCTACAAATCCATAGCACCTTAATATGTCTCGCACTGGCCTCGCAACAATCAAGATACGAAATAATGGAACTCCGCTCGGTGTGATCGGGTTCAGTGTGATTGATTTGACTGGTTCACTCTCTGCAACGGATGCTGGAAATAATATCGCTACAATGACCGGATCAGGTGGAGGTACGGGTACAAATGTAGCAACTGAAACACTTACAGCAACTCAGTCCGGGACTAGCATTACGCTTGATCTCACTGCTCTGGCTCACACTTTCGTGGCCGTTGAGGTAGTGTGGAGAAACGGTCAGGCACTTACCCCGATCTCTTCATGGTCACTCGTAGGAAGCACGGTGACAGTTGTTAATGCCGATGCGGGAGACGTGTATCTCGTGCAGTATACTTATTAATATGAAAAAATTCCTCCTCATTCTTGCCTCGCTTCTCCTTCCTCTCACGGCTTCGGCTCAAGTATTCGGACTGAATCAGATTGCTTCTTCTACACAAGCAGTACCTTATTTCGGGGTCTTGATGGGAGATGGTTTTGGAAATCATAAGGCGACAGCATCTTCTTCACCTACAGTGGCATCGATCACGGCTACTTCTACAACACGTGCTTCATCATTTCAGCAAGCCTCCACCACACAACTCACCACCACAGGTTCAACGTATCTGGCGACACTCGGAGGCAACGTTGGCATCGGGACGACCTCTCCAACCCTTCCTCTCTCCGTCACTGCGGTGTCAGGGAACTCCGCATACTTCGCCGGCAACGTCGGTATCGGCACCAATAATCCTGGGAGCAAGCTTGAAGTAAATGGTGATATCAAGATCTCCAGCGGCTCAGGAGGGAAGTTGATATTCGCTGATGGCACGACGCTCTCCACCAACTCAGTCACCGGCAGTGCTGGTCTCACGAGCTGGGGAGACATTAATATGCAGACTGGCGGACAGATTTCCTTCCAGACTGGCAACGGTACCGCCACTTCTTCGAAGATGATCGTGAGTAATGCAGGCAACGTCGGCATTAGCCAGGCAAGTCCGAACTACCTCTTGGACTTAGGGAATACTCTTGGGGACAAACTCGCAGTATATGCGAACGGGGCAAATACTATATATGGATTCGGCATTGCGACAAACAGACTGTATGTGAAAACGAATAATATCGAGATGGCGACATTCAATAGTACTGGGAACATGGGTCTCGGCACCACCTCGCCGTACGCTCAGCTCTCCATCTCGAATTCCGCAACGACGGCAGCAAACATCCCTCTCTTTGCTATCGCTTCGACCACTGGCGGCACATCAACTTCGACCCTCATGACCGTGCTGGCGAATGGGTTTGTGGGAATCGGGACATCGACGCCAACATCGCTTCTGCATATAAATGGCATCGATCCAGTGCTCACTATTCAAAACAATCGTCAGGCCGCAGTAGGAAATACCAGCGGCATCTTGCTCAAGGGCACTCTTTCGACTGGCGCGGACGCATTTATGGGGAGAATACGAGGAGTGCAGCAATCGACGAGTGCAAACACAGGTGACGTTAACATCTTGACCTACAACAGCGGTTCACTCGGCGAAGTGGCTCGCTTCACTAGCGGCGGCAACGTCGGCATCGGCACCACGACGCCTTCGATGCCCCTCGACGTCAGCTCTACAAACGCAAATCTTGTCCACCTTGAGAGGAGTAGCGTAGACGTGGGACAGATAACGGCAAGCAACAACGATCTTGAATTTGGCGCAAACACGAACAATATGCGCTTCACAGTTACATCGGGCAAAGTATATAGCTTTGCTAGCGGCAACGTCGGCATCGGCACGTCGACTCCGGATGGGAAATTGAACGTAAATGGAGGTAGTGCCTGGACAACTGCAAGCTGGATAAAGAGTCTTCGTATTGATGGTCTTGGCAGTCTTGAGTTTGGCGGCGGCTCAGCCTCAGCCAAATATGGTCTTGGCAGTTCGGCTGGGTCATTCTATTTGTTCGACACCACAGCAGAGGATGGAAGTTCCGTTCCTAACTATCGGCTGGTTGTTAATGGAGGAAATATCGGCATCGGGACGACTTCGCCAGCGTACAAATTGGATGTGAACGGGGATTTCAGGGTGGGAGTTGCGGGAGCAACGGCGAATAGTCTCTATGTTAATTCAACAACAGGCAACGTCGGCATCGGGACGACGAGTCCGGCACAAGCACTGACTGTTGCGGGAGGTCTTGGATTCTATGGAACAATTCCCTTTCTCAGCTCTTGCGGAACATCACCTGCGATAACAAAGGGAAGTACTGATTCTGCGGGGGAGCTGACTCAAGGAACAATCTCAACAGGCTGTACCATCACATTTGCTGTTGCGAAAACAAACACCCCATTCTGCACAGTGACTGACCAAGCGGGACTTGTGTTCTCATATGTAACCTCTGCCTCGGCAATTACGGTCACCAACATCGGAGCACTCAGTAGTACTAAGATGAATTACACCTGTATTGCTAACAATAATTGACATATGGACATCAACCTTGCAAAACAAACAATAGAATCAGCAATCAAATCCCGCACCGATGAACTCGCAACACTCATTCTTGCGCAAAGTATCCTCACCGACACCTACAAGGCCGAGTTTACTGCAAAAGATACGGCGACAGCAGAAGCGGATGCTAAGAGCGCGGAACTGAACGCAGAGAAGGTAAAGACTGCCACACTTACTTCAGAGAAAGAAGCTCTTGCGGTCGCCTACAACAACGCCCTCACAGAAAAAGACACTCTCATCACAGAATCAGTAGCGAAAGATAAGACGATAGAAGACTTGCAGTCGCAGGTAGCCGAAGCAACCGCAACAATCACCACTCTGCAAACAGTTCCCGCAGACCCTATCCAGCCTGTAGCAGAGCCAGTCACCCCCACTGTGCCAGTAGAACCGTAGATATGGAACCCGCCACCCTTACACTCCTCATCAACGTGATCGCCACTCCGGTGTTGGTGCTTATTACCATGGGGGTACGCAACTCCTTCGACAAAGACAAGCGACAGGAGAAGCGGGAGGATGGGTTTATTGAAGAGCTTAGGAAACGCGTCGACATGGTGGAGAAGGAGCTGCGCGAAGTGCGGGTCGAGCTGAAAAATCGTGATGCGGAATATATCGAGCTCTATAAAAAGTACACTACCCTTAAGGCCCAATACGAAGTCTTGGAGGTAGATAACGCGAGCCTTAAAAGAGAGTACGACGCCCTTAAATTAGAAATGGATACAATGAAGAACGACATCAAGGCATCGGCATTAAAGATGTCTGATAAAATGCAAGAGCTATGAACAAGGGCAAACAGAAGGTAATGGTATAATACACATATGCTCACCGTCACCCTATCTCAGCTTAAGAGCGACATCGCAGGAAAGATGAAGGGTACCTCCATCAGAGAGGTAAAAGATTTCTATGGTACTGCAGCAAGTGCTGCAAACCGTATGCTCTCACGTATTGATACAGAGGAGACACGCCGCACCGCAACTCTTGCGACCCCTTTCTGGGACAATGTGAATGACTATGCTCTCGCGACCGACTATAAGGGAATGATTGATATTCGCCCGCAGGCTAATCGGGTGGATCAGCCGGGACTCTCTCATTACGGTCAAACAACGACCAGACAGTTCAACGAGCGCCTTGATCCTAACTCGTTCTCTATCCGCTGGAATAATATGGTACGCACGCTTCGGGCTCAGCGTCTCCCTTCCGGCAATGTAGTGACGATTGATGCTTTTGATAGTGCGACCGGGAATGGTACCTGGACATCTGAAGTAGATGCTTCAGGACTCTATAGTGAGCCTCTCAATTATGTCGAGGGAAACGGTTCGCTCGGGTTTAATCTCTCAGGAAGTACAGGGGCTGGGGATATCGTAAACTCTACCGGTGCTGTTACGGACCTTTCACTCCTGCGTTACGAAGATGCTTCGATGCTTTTCTTTTACATCCCCGTTGGTACCTCGGCACGCTTCACCAGTTTCTCTCTTCGACGTGGATCGAGTGCAAGTGCATATATCTCACAGACGGTTACGACTAAGGCAGACGGCAC